TGCCAGTATAGCGGGAGTTTGACTATTATTTCCACCGAAAACAATTGCTGCGGTTAGAATACCTGCGCACCCCGCACTACCTTTAGCGGTATTGAGAGCACCACCTGAAGACCAGGCTGCCGCTCCTTGAACAGATACTTTAAAAGCTCTTGATATAGAATTATACCAAAGTTGTCCCACTACATCCGCGAGTGTAGGATCACTTTCTAAGTCTTGAACTGAATAACCTTGAATACCTTTATAAGTTGACATGAGGATTATTTATCCTTCAGTAGCCATCCTTGAGAAGATCCTGAATAAACTAAAGTGAAACCCGCCCGTTCAACTGAACATGTTAGACTTGCGGCTGTGCCTTGAATTTTTTCTGATCCATTAGGTGCTACAGTTAAATTGTTAGTATCAAATGTCCCAGCGTAATCTACAATACCTATTTCATCTCCTAAGGTTCCTGCAGGTAAAGATAATGTCCACGCACCGCCTGATGTATCTGCAAAGATACCATCATTAGCTACTCCTGTGTAAGTAGTAGTTTTAACGACCCATGTGAATCCTCCTGCAATAGTAGTCCAGGATAAATTTCCTGAAGTATCTGATGTAAGCGCATCGCCTGTATTACTAGCGACCGCTGCTGGCCAAACGACTGTATAACTTCCTGTGACTGTAGCATGAGACTTTTGACCCACATAAGCAGAGTCATCAGAATCACTTAGACGTAGTTCTTTCTGAGAATTAATTGTCATTCCAGTTCCAGCGGTCCAGATTAAATCTGCATCTCCACCGAAAGCACCGGAATCATTATATTGAATTTGTGTATCTGATCCACCTGGATCTGTTGAAACCCCTAATGTAGAATCAACTACATTCGTTCCATCTGTGTAAAGTAATTTTGTTCCTTTGTCTGTAGTCGCAAACGTGACCCCTGTACCTGAAACTGTTTTAACTTGAACAGTGTATCCACCGGATGTCGCATTATTAATCAACCACCAATTTTCTATACTATCTGGAACAGTTACAATTTGATTTCCTGTTATTGTTCCACTTAGTTTCCAAACTCTTGTAGCAAGGGTCGCTCCTGTAGAGCCATCTGATTTAGTTAAAGTTGTAGTTTGAGCACCCCCCGCGATAGATTGATCTACCCAACCACCTGATATTTGTTCAATGATATTCCAGTTTGTATTTGTTAAAGTTCCCCATGTACCGGCTTTCTCACCAGTTGTCATGAGTTGAATTCCTAAATTTGTATAATTCGAAGCCATATTTTCTCCTCTAAGCCGCGTGTGTATCTTCTGTATACGTTGTTGAACCTGTTATGTCAACACTCGTATGGGATGTTGATCCTGTTATGCCCTCACTCGTATAGGATGTTGATCCTGTTATCGTATCCGTTTTATAATGTAGCGGATAAACATTTCCTACAATAGCTGTAGCATAATCTCCTGTCAAGCCTACAGTCATAGATGTTGGGCTAAGACTTCCCACCGCTCCGGTCGCAGAAACTCCCGTTAAACCTATAGACATTTCTGTAGGACTAATTGCTCCTACCCCTGCGGTTGCTGCTACTCCGCTAATAGAAACGAATTCATGTTCAGTGATTGTAATATCTCCCACTGAAGCTGTGGCAGAAACTCCGCTTAAAGCCGCCATGGTTTCTGGTAAAGCTGTCGGTGTTCCTAAAGAAACTGTAGCCACTGAAGTACCTAGTCCTTGAGTATGATCCGCTCCATTATTGATGGAAGGATTTCCTACGGACGCTGTGGCCGCTACGCCTGTTGGAATTTGTGTACTGGATCTTGTTTCAGTAACGCTGCCTACAGAAGTAGTAGCGGATAATCCTGAAAGTGTATATGAAGTCTCTAAGGTTAAAGAACCCAGAGATGATGTAATCGATTGTCCTGTTAAAGTTTCAGAAGCTTCATCAACACTGCCCCAACCATTTTCACCCCAGGCTAAAGTACCCCAACCTGGATAATATTCTACTTCTAGGGATCCTAGATTTGCAGTAGCTGAAAGACCGGTAAGAGTAACAGTGGGAGAATCACCCCATACTTGAGAACCCCAATCAAGACGTCCCCATCCTTGTTGAACTGTATTAGAATCTCCCCAGTCGGCTTGGCCCCAGGTTAATCGTCCCCATCCTGTAGACATAAGGAGTTCCTCCTTACGCTATTCTCAGGATAGCGTCAGATGCGTCAGGTGTTGGAAATTGAATTGTAAATGTGCCGCTAGAAACTGTCTTATCCCCACCGAAAGCTACAATAATAACAGAATCAGTTGTGCTTGAACTACTGCCAGTTGTTGTATTATAAATCATACAACCATTAGCCGTGAATGAAGCTGAGCTCCATGAAATGTTATCAAAATCTACCCATGCTGTAGTTCCAGATGAAGTAGGACTTGAACTTGCAATAGTTAATGCTGCCCCACCAGCTGTGTAGGCTGATCCTGAAGTATTAGTGATTTCATTAGATGTGGAGTAATCAGTTGTCGCTGCACCGAGTGATGCAGAACTTGTAAACAACGCAATTTTAAAAGTATCCCCACCAGAAGTAGAAAAATTGTGACTTCCTTGAAGTAATTCTACTTTAAATGATGTACATACTGCTGATGTTATTGCCATATTTTTCTCCTAATTATGGTGACGGTGATTTGATAGGTATACGAACTGTACCATCCGTATAATCATCTCTTCTTCGTCTACCAAGCTGCGTTCCCGCAAACTTCTGTACTTCTTGTTTATACTTGTTTTCATAAAGTGTCAACATGTCCATCGGACCTTTTAAAAAGCCATAAGCTTCTACTAGACATGCATAAAGCAAGCCCTGAGGAAAATAACGGCTGATGTAAGTTCCAGAAGTATTAGTTTCTAATCCTGTTGGATTTGCATTATAATAAATTCTAAAATTATAAGCTGCATCTGGAGTAGGTGCTAATAAAAGTCCTCCTGACGTAGAATCCGTTAAACCTGTGGCTCCTCCAAACATGGCATAATATTTAGGTTGGCCGGTTACATCTTGAGCTGTCTGGCCTCCTGAAGGACCTGTTAATTTCGCCACATACTCCCTTAAATAAGTAACATCTTTTTTCTGTAAAAAAACAGAATTTCCATCCGTAGAGGAGGTTGAGTCAAAAACTTCAACCGCTCTGACAAAAAGACATCCAGCTGGAGCATTGATGGTATTATCATCCGTTGCAAAACTTCCTGTAGCCATTTTACGATCAGAGTCCATAGGAACATCTAATAAAATTCTCTGCTCAACATTTGCTATAAATCTATTACAAATAGCTGCAGTTAATACATTAGAATCTACTTCTGTATAGTTTCTAATATCAGTTACTAAATTATCGTAAGTGTATGCTGCCATAATTATAAACTCTCAATATTAAGAGGACTGATGACACAATTAAATCCTCCTCCTGTTGCAGTGCCGCTCGCAGCACTTGGTAATGTCACCGTAAAACTATTGTATTCTTTTACAGTGGTGCCAGCATCGTTAACATAACTCGTCTCGATTAAAGAAGCAACTGTAAAAGCCCCATAGACCGTGGCTCCGGAATCATGGGAACCCGCTGTAGTAGCTGGAGGCGTATAACCTCGATAAGGGGAAGAAGTTCCTCGAGTACATCCTGTTAAATTATTACTGGATCTTCCGGTATATTTTATAACTTCATTTTGATATGTTCCAACTTTTAAGGGATCACTAGTATCACTAGAAGTTAAAACTTTTTCAATCATTATATAACCACTAGTTGGAAAAATAGATCCATCGGTTAAAGCAATAGTGGTTGCACTATCTGTAATATTTCCGCTTAAAGTTGTTTGCATTTGAAATGCATCAATAGACACTCCCCCTACAGCTTCTTTAACAGAAGCAAATCTGGCTACATCATTCACTTCTAACTGACTTCTCAAAAAAGATACAGTTAAAGTTGTGTTGGATGCTGTTGTAAAAGGATTCAAAGGTAAAAAATCTTGTGTAGAAAACTCGGTTCTCGCTGGTCTTGCTCTTTGTAAAGCTTGAGGATCAGCACTTGTTGGTTTAGGTTGTAATTGAGGAGATTTCGGTTCGTATTCGGAAAAATGAACCCATGCACCATTCCATTCTCTTACCATTTCTGAGTAAGGGAAAGCCATCCCAGAACGATCTGAAATAGATAGTGCGTATTTACCAGAAGAAAATGTAGTCATGATTAAGTTGCCGTATCTGGATAGTAAACCTTAGGAGCAATATATGTGCTAGTAATATCAGCATCTTCTTTCACTGCTCTAGCTAACTCATCCTCATAAAATAATTTTAATTCTTGTGCTCGTTGTGGAGCGTTTTTTTGTGCTAAATAAAATGCAAGACCGGCTGTCATACAAGGAACAAATCTATAAGGAACGTTACTTGCATTTCCATAGGCACCCGCATCTTGAATTCTTCTTGCGTAGTAAAGATTTAATTTATTTCCATCCTGTGCTGCACCTGGAGTTAAATAAATTGTTAATGTTGTTCTATCAATAAATCTCTGAATAAAAAAAGAAGTAGGAGTTCCCGTTGCTGTTTTATTAGAATACCCTTGATATTGAGATCTACTTACTTCTGTCATTGGGGAATCAACACTTGTAGAAGTAATTCTATAATTTACTTCTAATATATTATCCATTCCTGTAGCATGTTGAGTTACTGCATCTCCACTAGAATGAGTTGCAGCTGTCGTACTGCTGGAACCACGAATCGCTCCGGTAAGATTTGCTGCTCCCGTAGCTGCAGATTTTCCTGTATATCTAATCGTCTCAGAGTTAACCGTAATTGTTCCTCCCCCTTGATCCGCACCCGGCATATCTTTCACTTCAGTTAAAGGAATATCTGTAACCGATGCATTAATGCCAGCCGATAAAGTAGTAGTTAAACCGTTAGAAGCTCCATCTTGAGGAGATCTATAAGTTGTATAAACATTCTGGTTTTCAACTAAAGTAAATCCTTGATTAGCTACTTCCCAATAATGAAGTCCTCTGTTACCCCATTCAGAAAATAGAATATTTAAAGATCTTTTTGCAGTCTTTAATTGATAACCAGAAACGTTTTGAATTCCAATACGTTCGTAAGACTCCTCTACAATTTCATCAATCGGAAGAGTTTTTCCAAAAGTATATGTTTGAGACGTAGTGTTAGCCACAATTCCTCCTAACCGTAGAAGACAGTAACTTTATCTACACCACCTGTTAACTGAGCATAAGCACCGTTTGGACAATAGAGTCCATTACCTGGAATATCTATTTCATAAACCACCGGTTCTCCGGCACTTGTGCCACCAACGGGCACATCGAATGTAGCAATCACAGTTGCACTTACACTACCATCTCTAATTACAATAGTGCCAAGAGCCCCTTCACTGCAATAATAAATTGCAAGAACTCTAGCTGGACCTGCGAAGACATCTCCTGACGCTGTTAAATGCGTTGATTTTACGTCTGTTGAATAACTTCCCATAATTTTTATCTCCTTAGTCGTGAGCTCCCGAAGGAGCTCACAAATTATCTATTAAGACTCTTTAGCCCAAACACCTTGAACGTCAGTTACTTGCCATGCAGTAACGTCACCATTCATAGCTTGGA